TTATAAACTACTGGCTGGTTTCTCCGGCCAGACAGGCTTTAAAGTATCAACACGGTTTACCTGTACCCGGTACTTTCTCCATGCCAGAAGAGAAGCTTTTTCTTTATCGGTTGCTCCGTCCAGATCCACTGCATCCTGTAACGGCGCGATTTTTTCAGACGCTATTTGCAGGCGTCTGTTTTTCGTTCCTTCAGCTTCACGAAGTCTGGCTGCGGCCTCCGCAGCTTCATCATTCACCCAGACCTGAGCCTTACTATCCCATTTTTTGTATCCACCACCTGGTGAAACTGATGTGACGTTTTCAGGTAGCGGACCAAGATCGGAGATATAAACCTGATTGCCGGTTGTTGTGTCGTAAACTGTCTCACCGCGGTGGTCTTCATGCAGACTCCACGTTTGGATTTCAGAGTCAAATACCGCAATATAACTGGAGGGAATATCAGGAGGGGCTATATCAGTACAATTTGCCGATAATCCCGTGTGCGGCGGGATATATGCATCACCTGCACCAATAAATTCGTTTGTATCTGAACGAAGATTAAAAATTTTAATTGTCTGCGGGGTATCGCTCATTTTAAACGTCATTTTTTACTCCGGATAAATACTCTGGTTTCAGGTGCTTACCATGAAAATTGGGGCTAAGGGAAACAGCATGGTTATGCGAACCAATATAAATATCATCAACCTGATGACGGGGACTGATGCAGGTGTTACCTGATTTTTTGCAATACGTTCTATAATCACCAAAACCGATATATTCCGTTCTGGCGTTCGGACAAAGCGTCTTTGACGGACAGTATGCCGTTGTGCTGAATACAGCATTCTGGCGGGCGCTGGCGTATTGCCAGTTGATTACTTTGGGTGGATTACTGAAACTTTCCCACGCCAGCTTCATTTGCCGGGCGACGCTGTCCGGGGGGACCTGACCACATCCGGCCCCCATTATAGTTAAATGCAATGTTTTTAACTGTGGTTTCCGCATTACCGTCTGCGTCCACAATAACGACGTGTCCGTGTGGACCGATATACATGGTGTGCTCGTGTCCTCCGATATAAACTGTATGCGCATGGTCGCCAGCGGCCTGTGTCCACGCACCACCTCCAGGCTGAAATGAAGTGTGATTTGAATCCCCCCGGTATGAGTTGATATAGCCTCCGAACTGGTGAGTATGGTTGCCCATTGTATTGGTCGATTTCGTGCCACAATCAAAGGATGAGGTAGTTTTTGTCCCTAAGTCGGTATCCTGCGCCCGCGCGGTGTGCGAGTGCGATTTGTTGCCGTCCATCTCCTGAGAAAGTACAGCTCGCCCACTGGTGGGTTTACCTTTGATTGTCCAGCCTCGCATGTCAGGGATAATGCCGGACGGATACGCTATAGCCAGTAACGGGTAAGCAGATTTATCAAACAATTGCCCCTGCATCAGAGCGTAACCTGCCGGAGTAGCATCAGACGTCCATGCTATCGCCACACCTACTGGATACGAATCCGGTGGCGGATTTAGTGAGGTGTAGAACATCGCCCATTCTGACCACTCAGCGTCGGCGGTATCTCGATGGCTGCGAATATATGCAGACGCAGGAGCACCATTAACCCCACGCCATCCGATTAATATTTCTCCATCACCGATTCCGGTCAGACACAAAATATTCCCGTATTGCGTTGGATAACCGTTATTGTAAACCTCGCCCATTATCAGGCCGCTATCACTGCCTCTTGTCGTACCAGTCAGTGCCGGAAGCGCGCCGCGTGATGCCAGTCTGTTCGCTGCAACAGCCGTACCTGATGCAGGGAGCGCTCCGATATTTTGTACAAACAGCGGCTTTTCCGGAATATCGCCACCATTCTGTGATTTTTGTAACGCATCGGCGGCGTGATTTATCGTTTCCCGTAAACCAACATATTCGATAAGACCATCAGCGCTTTTTCCTGACAGCGCCGTCAGGGTTTCGTCCAGCGGCTGCTTGCCCGCCAGTTTATTCAGTACCGTGGTGGCAAAGTTCGGATCGTTTCCCAACGCGTCAGCCAGTTCCTGCAGGGTGTCCAGCGCTTCCGGCGCAGAACCAACCAACTGCGCCACTTTCGCAGCCACAAACGCTGCCGTGGCAATTTCAATACCTGCAGCTGTGGTTTCCGGCGTTGGTGCCGTTGGCGTGCCGGTCAGTGCCGGACTGTCCAGCGAGGCTTTGGTCTGTACCTCACCCATACCCCACCATGTTTTCCATCGCGGGCTGGAACCAGTCGCCGCAGTGTGGACAGGGCCAGTACCACCGACGGCGATCGCCCCGGTTATAAAGAGAAAGAATGCCTGTCGTGGGCGGGGCTTCGTGCGGCGAAGAACGCCGCCATTTCACATCGGTGATTTCCCGACCAGGCGAACTCTCTGCCAGTGTCATCCCCGCAGACATAAAGGTGGTGGTACGTTTGGATGCCAGGGAAAAACCATCTCCCTCGCCATCGATATCTTCAGGGAAACGGTCATAGTCGGTCAGCGCCACCCGCTTGTAATCCGACGAAGAAAAAACGATTATGGACGGCCAGCCAATTTTCAGGAATGAACCATCACGAAACATTTTATCGTGGACGTTGTTGTCATTTCGGGAAGGACTGAGACGCTAACGTGTCATCCCAAGGAACCGCCGTATTGGCACCGCGGGGAACAAACATAAATTGTTTTATTCCTTCCGCTACCGGCATTCTGCGTGGAGGCCTGAGATATTCAGCAACCTCCCGGCGTACTGCCGCTGCAGAGCCATATTTATTCCCCGTCATCGTCTGCGGTCTCCTGTATTGCCTTAACTAACAGTATTCTGACCTCATCCATCACATCCTGGGCCTCGTTTAGCTGATCCGCAGACCATCCCTTATCCTTTTCCAGTTTATCCGGCCAGACTTCAAGTACCTGCGTAATGGCCTTGACTATCGCCGCCATTTGTTGACGGACTTCCGGCAACGGGACGACCTGCTTCATCTCTTTTTCCAGCCAGAGACGCCCCTTTTCGGAGTCAAACCAGCCCTTACGCTCTTTTGCAGTCATTTTATTCGGGTCCTGATGTTCAGCAGGCTGGGAAACTGGCGTTTCCATCAGTACGCGGATCACATCCGTCAGGAGATACAGCTTATTTTTTTCATTGCTTCCCGGTGCCAGGGGAACGCCCGAGAGACGACTGACAACCGTCTGTCGATGTAACCCTGTAATAGCGGCAAGCTGACTGATATTGCATTTGAGGTTCTTCAGTTCGCCGTCCATTTTTACCTCTGGGGCTGTTTCTTAGCGCGCCCTCCCCCGGAAAAACAAAATATGATGAACAAAAAACATACAAACCATCACCTTTTAAAAAATGACATTAAAACAGAGAGTTACAACATGATGATGCATGAAAAATCAAAAATGCGCCAAATCCCGCGCCGCTGCCGCCCCGTGGCAGACCGCCCCGCCGGGAGTACCTTTTTAAAATGCGAACAATTATCAACAACTACCACTTAATGATTATTTATTTCATTTTGCGATATTGATTATCATTTTCAATAACAACACACAGAGAACATAAATGAAAAACATCATCACTATTATCGTAGCCATTATTATCGTTTTTTATGCAGGTATGTGGTCGCAGAAATTCCTGATGGAAGATGAGTGCCTTGATTCAGGTGGTTCATACAATGAAAATGGAATTTGCAATATTGCAGGCAGTCATCAGGATGTTCCCCCTAAGTAAGCAGAATGCTTTTTAAATTCGTTACCCACCTCTACAGATAAAGAGGCGAATGGTCACTAAAAGTAAAATCCATTGCAGAAGAATTTCCGGAAAGTTGTTATTCCAGCACCCCGACAGGTTATTCAGACAGATTTCAGCTATATCAAAACTGAGTGAGTACTTATCAGTTTCATCTGGTGAAAAACCTGTTCTTATTCATCTGGTTCCATCTGATGATATGTAGTCACTTTTTTACAGCAATATTACAGGGGGAGTTTCAATGCCTCCTGTAATTATTTGACTCTCTCACCGAATCATATACTCGTTCACACGTCATTCCTGCCCGGTAGCGCTCGTCAGCGATTCCAGCATAATGTTTAGCTTCTTCTGCAATATCTCCGAGCATGTTGGCAAGCATTCTGGCGTCGGCGTTGGTTGTTTTGCTTCTGACGGCAGCGGCAAGATTTGCGGTGTGCTTTGCGGCGTCCAGGCGGGTGGCAAGTTTTTTTGCTTCGGTACGCAGCTGGCTAACAGTGGCAGACAGGCCAGCAGCAGTGGCAGCAGATTTAGCGGCTTGCGCTTGTGCATCTTTCACAGCCTCATCACGGGCAATAACGCGGCCCTGTTCAATAATACGGGCGGCGGTCTGGGCGTTGACTTCCTGAGAGGATTCAGCGCTGTCGCGATCTGCCCATTTTTTTTGCCAGCCCCTGTCACTCCAGACATTACCGACGATAAACGCACCAGCCATCAGCAAAATAAACACCAGCTGCAACCAGTATCTTTTCAGAAGAGCAGATAACAGATTCATACCAGCACCGATTTTGCTTTCTCAAAGCGCTCCCGCTGATCACCGATGCCGTTCTGCCCTCCGTTGATGATCTGCGTAACACGTACCAGGTCGCCGGAATATTTCAGACACCCTTTAGTCACAAAAAACCACGCTGCGGATCGGGCGGCATGACGTTCCAGCTCAAGCTGTCCCGGATTCGCCACCAGATCCAGTTTCAGGGCAACGCCACATCTGGTGTAATTCTCCAGCCCAGTAATCCTGATCTTCGCCGGACGTGGTGCGAAAGCTTTGTTGCCGTTCATGGCGTTCGCGATCCGGACTGGTACGAATATGTGCCTGATAACACCCCAACAACCCATGAAGAAAATGCAGCAAGGCTTCGTCAGGCGGGCAAATGTCTGCGGGATATTGAGGCAGGGAGATTTCAGTGTGATGAAGAAAAACCGCAACCGACAGGCGAACTGGCAGATGAACCAGCAACGCCTGAAGCAGTGGAACAGGACACAACTGAACATCATCCGGATCCACAGCCGCTGGAGAATGAGCCACCTGTAAGCCAGACAGAAGCAGGCTACCAGAAAATACGGGCAGAACTGCACGAAGCACGTAAAAACATTCCACCCAAAAACCCGGTTGATGTTGGTAAACAACTGGCAGCCGTGCGCGGTGAATATGCCGAAGACATCAGCGACCCGAACGATCCGAAATGGGTTCCTAACAATTACAGCGCCTCAAATCAGGGTGAAAAAGAAGAAGTGGTGCCGGAGGAAAAACAACTAGCAGCAGAGCCGGAGGCTGTCACCAGAAACGCGGACGGGACTTTCGATGTATCAGCGCTATTTCCGCCCCCCTCAAACCAGACCGAAAAAACGGAAGCCAGAACAGAAAGAGATGGAGAAACGCCGAAAGAGAGCAACCAGCAGGAAACGGCTGGCGATACAGGGCAGGAAATTACAACGGACGGTGGATCAGGTACTGGCGGTGATGAAGCTGGCGAAGCGGCAGATCCCGTAGAAAACGGAAATTTCACTGTCCCTGATGATATACAGCCAGGCATTTACTATGACATCCCTAACGAGGCGTATCACGCTGGCCCGGGGGTCAGTAAATCACAGCTTGATGATATCGCAGATACACCAGCAATTTATCTTTGGCGCAAAAATGCCCCCGTGGACACGGAGAAAACAAAATCTCTCGATACAGGAACGGCTTTTCACTGCCGGGTACTGGAACCAGAGGAATTCAGTAAACGCTTCATCATCGCACCGGAGTTTAACCGCCGTACCAGTGCAGGAAAAGAAGAAGAGAAAACCTTTCTGGAAGAGTGCGCACGGACAGGAATAACCGTGCTTACGGCAGAAGAAGGCCGGAAAATCGAACTTATGTACCAGAGTGTGATGGCGTTAACCGAGTGCATTGCTGGAGAAGTTGATCAGTGAGTCGAAAAAAGTACGATGCTAACCTCCCGAGGAACCTCACCTACCGTAAGGCCAGTAAATCTTTTTTCTGGCGTAACCCGGTAACTGACAAGGAATTTCCGCTCGGTCAGATCGCCCGCAGGGACGCTATCACACAGACCATAGAGGCAAACAACTTCATAGCGCAAAACCACACGCCAGTGGCGCTTATTGAAAAGCTAAAAGGAACGGACTCATTCACTGTGTCCGCATGGATTGATCGCTATGAGGTTTTATTACAGCGCCGGAGTCTGTCGGTTAATACCTACAAGATTCGCGGTAATCAATTAGTGACCGTACGCGAAAAAATGGGGGAAATAATACTGGCAGAAGTAACAACCCGGCACATTGCCAAGTTTCTTGAGTCGTGGATAACCGAGGGAAAAAACACTATGGCGGGAGCAATGAGATCAGTTCTATCTGACATGTTCAGAGAAGCTATTGTCGAAGGGCATATTGTGAAAAACCCGGTGGAAGCAACCCGGATACCAGAGATTAAGGTTGCCAGGGAACGCTTGCAACTGGAAACGTGTAACGCCACACGGGCGGCAGCAGAGCATATGCCTGCATGGTTCCCTCTCGCGATGGATTTAGCGCTCGTTACTGGTCAACGTAGGGAGGATATCGTAAATATGAAATTTAGTGATGTTTTTGACAACCGCTTATACGTAACTCAGATTAAAACCGGAATGAAAATAGCCATTCCCCTCTCCCTGACACTTCGGGCGACGGGGTTACGTCTGGGAACGGTAATCGATCGCTGCCGACTGGTAAGCCGCACTGATTTCATGATCAGTGCCGGAATCAGGAAAAATAGCCCGACCGGGAATATTCATCCGGATGGATTGACAAAGACATTTGTAAAAGCAAGAAAAGCCTCCGGCGTTAACTTCAGCAATAATCCACCGACATTTCACGAGATCCGAAGTCTGGCCGGGCGGCTGTACAAAAACGAGCACGGCGAGGTGTTCGCCCAAAAACTCCTGGGCCACACATCAGCGAACACCACGAAACTCTATCTCGATGAGCGTGATGATAAAGCTTATATGATGCTCTAATACTCCAATTTTCGTTGTGAAATAAATGTTAAATTTAATTTGATTGTGATATAACCAAAAAGACCGGAATACAGAAATTCGGACAAATTTCGGACATTTTCGGACAAGCGTTTTTAATTGTTTGATTTGTAAGGAAAATAAAAAGAGACCGAATACGATTCCTGTTTACGGCAACCATTAAACTTTTTCTTTAATTTCATAATGTTACATATTAATTAAGTAATTTTAACGATTGGAATACGTTATTTTGGATTCTAATAGATTCAATTAGTTATCACTTTTTACGTTTTAATTCGGACGTATTTCGGGCCATTTTGCGTATAACTCCCCCGACCAAACAGCCTTACCGCCCAGTACATGATTGTGCGTTTCCACTTCGGCACGTCCAGCACTGTCATTCCGTCAAGGAATATCAGGTCAGCCTCCTTCTTCGTTCTCAGTGCATTGTCGTACATATAGTCGTGGATCATGGCCGCTTTGGCGTATTTGCCGTCAGGGGGTAACAGCGTCCAGAAGATGCGCGGCACACTGGCAAGGTCGGTGACGAAACCAGCCGGCACCTCAATAACATCGCTGTTATCGTCGCTCAGGTAAAACCCGAATGGCTCGTATACGCGTCAGTTATAGTGGACGGGCATCTTCATGCACTGTATTTGCACAGTTAAAAATAAAGATTCAGCTCAAACTTTTGTTCAGGAGACTCTGAAAGATACCCGGGAGTCTGCTGGCGAGTGGTTTGTTCATTAATTAACACGTAAAATCGGTAACGGCTGGCAATCATTCAATACTCGCACTATCGAAAGTTCACCAGCCAACAGCAGCCTGTTGTATACGACAGGCTGCCCCTCCATCATTCGTGAACTTATCAAATGCAAATTTATTGTTGACTCCATCTGCCTGCGGGTGAAATAAATTTTCCTGATCTCAGGGGCCTGAGAACAACCTCGTACTCATGAGCAGTAATTCTGAAATTTTCCTGTTGTAAAATGGGTAGCATTAGTCACCAGGTACCACCATTCCTGGTGACTTTTTTTTGCATCAGGAATTTTTTTCTTCAGCGCCCTCGTCAACCCACCCCACCCGGTAACCCCGGATGTCTTCCAGCACGGTCAATACCGCCACTTCGTCTTTCATCTGCCGCTGCCGCTCATGGATTTTAAACCCCTGCTGTACCATGTTCTGCTGCATCGCCCCCTCCAGTATCACCAGCTCGTCAACGGTCAACGGCACATCCGTGTTATCCGCGTCCGTCCAGAAAAAACCCGGCGGAAGCGCACCTGTCCTGGCGACAGCGACAACAGGCGAAAGGCGGGACTGTGAGACTTTACCGCAGTCCCACCGATGGCCGTTCAGCTCAAACGGATAGTTGCCGTTCTCCTGCACATCCCGCCACGCATTTATTTCAGCATATTTACTCTCACGGGCAGCCTGCAGCGTCTCTTCTGTCACCGAAAACGGCGTCACTTCCCCGTATTTCCCGGAAACGAGAGAGGCATACAGCAGCCTTCCGTACTCCGTCGTATCATGAGCAGAAGCCGTGTAGGGCAGGTATTTGTCGCTGTCGCTGAACTTCACCTCAACTGAAATCGTACCATTCTCGTTATATCGCCCGTTCCGGGCATCTGTGATGATTATCATACCGCTCCCCTCAACGTACCCTCAGAAACAGTGTTGTCTGCGCGCCTGCATCGCTGAAATACCCGGCAGCAACCCAGGTACCCGTCAGCGAAAAATTTTCTGTCATCCAGAAATCACCATCAATGTTTGCCGCTGGTGCCAGACTGTTGCCTTCAACCTCAGCACCAAATCCACCGCCACCGCCTGACGCCCGCGCCAGGACATAACTCCCCACGTCGCCTGGCTTCGGCACGGAGCTGCCGCCCCGCAGATACGCCAGAAAAGCATCCACAGATGTGTCACTGCCAGCCGGTTGCTCAGCAACCCAGGTATCATATGCAGACAAACCGGGGTCACCCTGCGGGCCGGTGTCGCCCTTTTCACCCTGAGGTCCCTGCGGGCCGGTTTCGCCTTTCGGACCCTGAGGACCTGCCGGACCTGCTGCTCCCGTATCGCCTCTCGGTCCCTGAGGACCTGGCGCACCCACCGGGCCGGTATCCCCTTTTGGCCCCTGAGGACCACCCGGGTCCCCCTTGTCACCTTTCGCCCCTGTATCCCCTTTCGGACCTGCCGGCCCCGCATCACCCTTTGGTCCCTGAAGACCCGTATCTCCTTTCGGTCCCTGTGGGCCAGCCGGTCCCCGCGCTCCCGTATCCCCCTTCGGCCCCTGCGGCCCCACGGCAGCTTCTGCTTTCTCCGCGGCCTCCTCAGCACGGCGCACTGCCTCATCTGCCGCCGCCTCCAGCCTCCTCAGTGAATCAGGGTAATACTCTGCATCCGTCTCACGGAGCAGAAAGTCATTCAGAGTGCCCGGCTTATCTTCTGCCACGACGTCAATCTCACCCACGAATGCCGGCTGGCGACCTGTCACGCATAAGGTCACACGATAACGCCCCGGCTCAACCTGCATGCTGTAACTGCCCGTCTCTCCGGGCTGATGTTCTGCCACCGTGGTGACAATCACCGTGGCACTGGTTCTCGTTGCTTTCAGCTCTATGGTGCAGTCCGGTACCGGATACCCCGTACCATCTTTCAGTACACCGGAAATAAGTACTGGCATATTCCCTCCATAAAAAAGCCCGCCCGCAGGCAGGCTTCAGATTCATTCACATCTCAGCACTGATTGTCCGGGTCGCGTAAATACGCCGGCAGCGAACACTGGACACTCCGCGTGATTGTTTTGCCCTTTGCCTCACGGTGCTGTTTCTGCCCGCGGTCAGTACCGGTATAAATCCGGGTCTGGTTTTCAATATTGCTGTTACCACTTCCCCTTCCGTTATCGGCAACGGCAGCGGTGGAAAATAAAACGGACAGGGAAACCCCTGCCGCCAGAGAAATTAAGCGTGACACAGTCATATCTGTTCCTTGTTAAAAGAAAGGGACCGGAGTCCGGTCAGTTTGTGAAGCTGTTCCCCGATCGGGAAACCATCACCAGCGGCCAGACGGACGCAGACGTGGTGTACTGCCCGTTAACCCGGAGAGAAACGCTGATATCCACGACCGGTGTCGTGGTGTAGACCGAAAAAACAACGGTCTGGTGCATGGTCGGGATACCTGCGGTGTACGGCATAATCTGCGCCGTTTTCACCTGGCCGTTAATGTTTATCGTGACGGTGATAGCGCCGGAGCCGCCGTTACGCTCGCAGTTAGCCAGCACCGTGATGGTTTTCCCTATCTGCCAGGTAGCGCTGTCGGTATACCGTGTTGAAGTGCTGCGTTCGTCATTCGTTGCCCTGATGCTCACACCCTGCATGACTTTCGAACCGCAGATATCACCGACAAATGCTTTCGCTTCTATCACGCCAGAAAACTTACCGGAGGTGGCATTGACTTCCCCCGAAAACGAACCGGAGGTGGCGTTGATATGACCGCTGATATCCGCATTTTTCGCAGTCAGCTTTCCGTCCGGTGTCAGGGAGAACGCCGGAGGGTTTCCGCCGCTGGTAATGGTGGGAGCAATAAGGTACTTAATCAGTGCCTCACTGATAAACGTCTGTCCGCCCTGTGTGACCAGCGCAGGAGTGGTGTTACCATTCGCCGGGTTAATAAATGCCACCCGGTCTGCCGCCAGTAATATCTGGCTCAGTGTCTGACCTGCAACATCCTCAATCCCGGCACCAATCCCGGCGACATAGGGCACGCCGTCTTTCGTTTTCTGTACCTTCAGCATGTACAGCGCGTTCAGGTTATTGTCGGTATCAACCTGAACTTTCTGTATCTCCTGAATTGTCGCGCTCTGGTCTTCCAGCGTCTTATTCACGGTCTGCGTGATTTCATTGCTGACATTCGTGATGGAGGTCCTGATTTCAGCCAGTTCAGGCTCAAGCTGATCGTTATCAATCCGCGTCCACAGCGCCCGGGCCAGATGTGTCTGGCTTATCTGATTTTTGAATAACTCCAGGTACCCCTGCGCATCATCGCTCGCCCGACCGACCGCCTCCACAAATGCGGATTTACCGACAGTGTTCACACTGCGAACATAAAAATAATAATCATGGCCCGGTTTGATATTACCGACGGCTATCCAGTGCAGCGCCGTACCCAGGTAACGGGCGGTGGTTTCAACCTGACGGATATCCGCAATCTGTTTTTCCCGGAACCAGAATTCATACTGCACCGTCGGATCGTATACCGCCTGACGTGGTACGGCTGTAATCTGGAAATAGCCAGGCGTCAGCTCAACAGTGACCGGGGCGGCCGGAGCGTTAATCCGGAAGGTCGTGCCGGCAGCCTCTCCCTGCTGACCGTAGCTGTTAATTGCCCGCACGGTAAGGGTGTAACTCCCCTGTGCCAGTTGTGTGAACCGGTACGTGGTTTCCGTCGTTCTGGTCGTGCTGACCAGCCGTTCACTGCCATCATCCGCTCTGGCGGTCAGACGCAGTGTGAAACTCACGCCCTTCACCACTTTCGGCGTGTCCCATTTCGCCAGCACCTGATACTGCCAGCCGTCGGCGCTGATTTCCGTGGACAAATGCTGCACCGCCGGCGGTGTGACACCATTCACCGTACCGCTCATGCCACCGTCAAAGTGCGCCCCGTTATCCACGATGGCTTCTTTTTCCGGTACATGCTGCACGGCGGTGATGGCATACGTGCCGTCATCGTTCTCACGGATACTCACACAGCGGAACAGGCGCTGGCGCAGCGTCGGCAGCTTCAGCCCCCACACGCTGTATTCGGCAATCCCGTCAGGAACCCGGCTGACCTGCACCTTCACGCCGTCGGTGACGGACTGAACCTCCACGCTGACCGGATTGCCATTACCATCAACCAGGCTTATCAGCATGGTGCCGGAGGACGGCGCCATGATTTCACGGTCGAGCGTCAGCGTCCGGGTCTGACCGTCCACCGCCAGCACGCGCCCGCCCGTGCTGATACCGGCATAATCATCGTCGCAGATTTCAATGATGTCACCCGGCACATGACGAAGCCCTTCGGTGCCCACACTAAAATCCACGGTCTGCGTTTCCAGCAGTTCCGTTTTAATCAGCCAAAGCCCGGCGCGGTGCGCCTGCCCCCGGCGGGTACAGCCAAAGGCATCCATCTTCGTGACGTTACGACCGTAACGGAGAATGGCCTGCGTGTCCTCCACAAGCTCTGTCGCCGTCTCCCAGCCGTTATTCGGGTCAATCCAGTTCACCTCAACGGCATTATGGCGGTCCTTCAGGGCGCTGAAGCTGTAGCGGAACGGCACGCCATCACCCGGCATCACCACATTACTCCGGTTATAGGTCCACACCTTATCTGATGGCCGGTCCTGCACGAATGTCAGCGTCTGTCCGTTCCATACCGGCATACAGCGCATCGCCGAGCAGAAATCACTGAGAACATCCCACGCTTTGCGCTGCGTGGTCAGGTAAGCATTACAGGTAATGCGCGGCTCCGTGCCACCAAATCCGTCAGGCACTGACTGGTCGCAATACTGGCCGATAACATACAGCGCCCATTTATCGACATCGGCCGCACCAAGACGTTTCCCCATCCCGTAACGCGGATGGGTGAGCATGTCCCACAGACACCAGGCTATGTTGTTGCTGTATGCCGGTTTAAATGTGCCGTCCCAGATGCCGCTGTATGTGCGTTTTTCCGGGTCATAGTTCGACGGCACCTGCAAAATACGCCCGCGAAAATGATAAGTACGGCTCACCTGCTGACTGCCGAACTGCTCTGAATCCACCTGCACGCCGACCAGTGCCGTATTCGGGTAGCACTGTTTCACATCGATGATTTCGGTGTATGACGACCAGAGCGTTTTGTTCTGCAACCTGTCGGTGGTGCTGTCCGGCGTCATACGCACCATCCGGATACCGAATGGCCGGGGAGGAAGATTATCCACCACCACCGAGGCCAGATACTGTGTGGTGGTTTTCCCGGTGAGCGTAATCTCTTTTTCCACCCCCCACCGACCATAGCGCTCAAGGTGAATCTGCAGTCTGACCGATGTCGGCCCCCGGTCTCCCTCTGAAGTGGTTTCCACCAGCGACTGCACACCGAAGGTCAGGCGCAGACGGTCGATGTTCGCAGAGGTGATGGTTCGTGTTACCGGCGTGTCATATTTTACTTCCGTACCCGTCATGGTTTCTGAGCCGGAAGACTCAAATCCCTCCAGCGGACTCTGCTCCTGCTCACCCGCGCGGAATACCACCGTCACACCGGGAAAGTTGGCATTCCCTTCACTGTCCAGCACCGGCGTACCGTTCAGCAGTGCGCTTTTTAATCCCTCCACCGGACCTTCTATCGGGCCTTCGCTGATGGCGTCAATGACGCTCAGCAACTGCGTTGATTTCAGGTTATCCTTCGCTTCGCGTGGGGTGTGCCCCTTGCTGCTGCCCTTACCCATTTATCATCCCCGTAAACAACAAAACCGCCCGAATGAAGTGAACCCCGAAAGCTGGACATCCAACGGTTAGAGGTTCACTTCACGAAGGCGGTGCAGATATCAGTGGAAAAGCAGACGTGGTGGATCTGCTCATTGACGCATCATTCATGCTGATGAAATAATAACCATTCCCTGTGCTTCATCAGGGATACTCATTGGAATAAAACTGTACTGCCATGTTTTACCGGACTGTTTTCCCGTGATGGGGCGGTCCGGTTTTTTTATCCGGTGCACCGTAAAACCCCGTCCTTCAGGGCGTGGGGGCGTGGAGGATGTCAATTACGCCGTCACCCAGGTTTTTCCATCCCCTCCCGTCTGTATCAGCGTGATACCTGTCTCTGTGGCGATGGTTGAAGGCAGGCCGTTAATCAGCACATTATTGTTCGCACCCTGTACCGTGATGGTCCCGGCATTGTCCGCCACCACCTGCACCGTATTACCGGCGCTGATTTTCGTGTCCGGAAGTACCACCTTCCCGCCACGCGTGCCAGTCGGGAAGTACACGTAAGATGAAGCGTCGGTGTCTTTCAGGAGCAAAGTCGCATCATCCCGGTACACGGAGGCGCTGAAGGCCGCCAGTTCAGTGTCGTAGGTGTCACCACCGGTGATGCTGGTCATCTGTATCGTGTTCGCCGGGGCCGTCGCCGGACAGTACATCAGGCTGAAATCTCCGGCGCTGTT